CTGGGTCTGTCACCACCGAAGACGATGAGGCCGTGTGCGTATGCGATACCACAATCGCATTTGCAGAGCCGCCTGTGCCATTGACCGCATAGGTCGAACCAGCACCCACAATAAACCGGTCTCTGAGATCAGGCGTTCCGTTGTTACCGTTACACAATACCCAGCCCGCAGGGATTGAGCCGATAGAGCCGGACCAAAGAACAATCACGCCTGCGGGAGTGGGTGTCGGTGGAGATGGCGCAACCCCAATAATTCCATAGAGGTTGTCATAGGTTTGGATAGTTACATCATCCGAATCCTTGAGAACAAACTTGTAGAAGTAGCCCTCGTCAAGCCAGATGGTCGAAGGGGGTCTGCCGTCCGTTCCCAAGATGATCGGGTTGGTGTTCGCAATAAGCCCATTGACATCCGTGTAGGTTGGAAACGGTGTCGTTGATCCTGCTTGGTAGGTATAGATTCTTCCCGCATTGAGGGGCAACCCATCATTGCTGAAAAATTGGAATCCGTTGCCTACTGGTGAAAGATTGACTGCCATGATTAGTCCTTACCGATGTCTTTGAGTTTAGTTTTTGCCCCCGCCAACGGTTCCAGCGTTTTTTCCGTTTCTTTGGCCGCTTTTCTTGCAGACAATTTTTCGCGCCCAAGTGTAGCAACCGGCACAGGGATTCCAGTCTTGCTCATTACGGTCAGATTGATGCCCTGCTCCGCAGCGCCTGCGGCCTGCTCTGCCAATGCGCCGACAAGGGTTCCGCTTCTATTGAAGAACGAACCGCTCGGAGATGATTTAACCCGCTTGGCCACATCGCCCAAGACCCGCATGGTTTGAACGGTCTCGCCTGGGAAGATGTCCAAGAGTTTCGGTTCCATCGCCTTAAACTCTTTGGCATAGGCCGCAGGACTGAAGTCGCCATTTGCGTTCACCGCCTTGTCGCGGATGCGTTGCACCACCGCCGCGGCCAAGACCTGTTTTTGATCTTCGCCAAGGTTCTGGATCATCTGCTTGAGTTGCGCCTGAGTTCCCCGTGCGCCAAACAAGAAAGTGTCCGCAAACCGCTCGTCAGCGACCTTGTTGTCAATAGCGGCTTTATACGCGGGGTCGGCTTTAATCCGCTCAAACCGGTTCCGAGCCGCAGACCTCGCCTCGTCTGCCAATGACTTGAGCCCCGCCGCTTGTTTGCTCAACGGAAGTTTCTCAAGTTCATCAATTAGCAACGATGCGGCCATGCGGACATTGCCATCGCTTGAAGTTCTGGCGGTTGTCCCAAGGTTGCGGCGCAAGTTCTGATAAGTCTCAAAGTCCATTGCGCCAGACTCAGCCAAGTCTTTTAGTTCTCTAAACTCGGGCAAGTCTTTCTCAGCAAGCCTAAACAGAAGGTTCTTTTTAAGAGCCTTTTCTGAGTTGCCATAAAGCGCCTTTACATCGACCGGAAACTGTCCGCCAGCCGCATCCCGCAGGGCCGTATATTTGGCATCAATGTCTGCGGTTAACTGGTTGTCTAGTTGCTGATAGGCGTTCTTGAGCGTGTTGCCAATGGCCACCGGACGGGTGTCAAACACATCCGGCGCGGCCATATCTCGCAGAGCATCAAGGTTTTCCACCAATGCCCTGTTCTGCTCGTTGAACCGGTATGCCAGTTCAGGATTCTTGCCCCGCTGGTTGTATTCCCGACTGAGCGCAATGATGTCGCCGGTAGCCTGTCCAGCAGTTAGTTGCACCGGAACGGGAAGATTTAGAGCCTCGGCATGGGCCTCGATGACCGCAGGATTGCCCTTCTTCCAGCCAAGTTCTCGAGCCTGCGCCCGATAGGCTTCTGGAAGCGCATTAACCGCGGCCTCGAATCTAGTCTGGTCAGCACGGCCAGCCGCGCCAACACTTCGCATCCCAATGCCTTCGAGGGCAGGAGCGGTGGCGGCTTTTACATCGCCAGGAATTGCCTTGGTGGCCGCGGCAACCTCTTGTCCGGTCTGAGCGACATAGCCTGGGAGCGCCCTCGGAGAAACAATCGGGGCGGTTCTGACCCGCCCAAGAGCCACCAATTCAGGCGCTGGAGCGGCGGGCAATGCCCCAAATATCTGACCAAGACCGGCAACCGCCTCTTGGCCGACTTCGGTGCGCGGCGCAAAGGTCATGGACTCCATGCGCTCTTTGAAGACTTTTTCTTTTGGTTGCTTTGAGCCGAGAGCCCGAGCCGCCAGTTCTTCGTATGCCGCAATCGGAGCCGCAATTGCGCCCGTGGCGGTGGTCAATGCGGCCTCGCCAGCACCGACTAGGTAATCTTTTATCGACCGAGACTTGCGGGGGGCAGGCTGATCACGCACCAATCCCATCGGCCCCATGGTTGGCACTTCGGCTTGACGGGAGGCTTCTGCTGCCTGCGCCTGTTGTTTTTGCCGCGTGTCGAGTTCTTGAATGCGAGAGGAGAAAATTTGATTGACATCTGTCGGGGCAGACGGAGTCTTTGGAGCGTTTCTAATGCGGTCATCAAAAATGTCCATGACCGGATCAGGAGGGCCACCAACGCCGGAAACCTGAATGACAGGAGACCCACCAACGCGCTCAAAAAACTTGCTGCGCACCTCAATTGGATAGGCGTTAAAGGTCTCGGGATTGGTCAAAATGTCCCGAGGGTTGATCCCCATGTCCATCATCGCCCGAGTGGCCTTGTTGACCATGTCGGGCGTTAGATTCTCATGCCGGAATTGATCCATTATCGGAGGGTTCCTGTGCGGGTAAGTTTTTCAATCGCCTGATATTTCCGCTGAAGTTCGCGCAGTTCTTCTTGATTGTTGGGCAGAATCTTATCAAGCGCCGCCTTTTGAGCCGCTGGATCGCGCACATCGCGCAAGATAGCCATCACCTCAAAATTTCTAAGGTCAGAGTTTTGCGACCATGCCTGCTGGAAGTCCGCAAGGTTGGCATCGCCAAACCGCCGCGCAAACTCTTGAGCGCCACGGGTGCGGGCATCAACCTCTGTTAATTCGCCACGGAGCCTGCGGGCAATCTTGATTAGCACATCGGGCGGATAAGTTGCGTCACCGGTTCCAGCGGCTACTTGGGCGGTCTGCTGGTCGGTGGCGGCGTTGTTTGCCTTATTGATTGCCATCTGAACTTGGGCAATGTCTTTGGCTAGTTCTTTGTATCGGGCATCGCCAAGATTTTGCCGTAGTGCGCGCTCAATGTCAGCGGCCCTTCCCGTTTGGAACCGCACATCTTTGGCAAGGTCATCTGCAATTCGGATGATTTCCCCAACGCTTCTATTTCCGCGAGGCACTTCTGCCTGCGCTTCCAACAAGGTCGTGCGAGTTTTTTCCCCCGATGTTCTTGCGCTTTCCTCGCCTGGAGCCATCGGACGAATGTCGCCAGCCGGTCGGACGGGGAATCGAATGGGGAAACCTGCGCCTTGCGGTGCGGCTTGTTGCCGGATTGGTGCGGTCATATCCGGAGAAGTAACACCCCGAGGCGCGGCTTGAGGTTGACCCGCAGGGGCGGCTTGAGGAGCGGCCTGCGGTGCGCCTTGAATTGGCACAGGCGTTAGCGTTCCAGAGCCGCGTCTAAATGCCGCAGGAGCGCCTGCCTGTGTGGTCAGTTCTGGGGTTTGGAGGCCAAGTTGTGAGGCTGGTCCAGCCGCTGACTGGATGACATTATCAAAGTATTGGGCCATCGCCTTGGGGTTCTGCATGGCGATTCCCGTTGCCGTTGCGGCCATCCGCTCTACCGTGGAGCGGGGGATGCCAAGATTAGCCGCCTTTGCTTTGATTTCATCAAGCGCAGAAAGCGCCGCATCAGAGTTGCCAGATGAGATACGGGGGTCGTTTCGATACCCTCCGATGATGGTCATCAGTTGAGCATTTTGGTCTTTTGACAAGTTAAACAAAGCCTGCTCTTGGCCAGTTTTTGCGGTTTGAGTTGCAATCCGCGCTTGCTCTGCTTGCTCGGGGAATACTTGCTCGGCCTGCTGGTAGGCTTGCATTCCACGGGCAAAGTTAAGCATTTCCGGCAGGCTCATTGTTGGGGTGGTTTTAACCCCCAAAGAGATTGACGGGTCAATGTTGATGTTCTTGGCCATGATTAGTCCTTAACCAACATTCATCATCAGAGGGGTGGACATTGCCGCCGCTGGGGTCGCTACTTGTGCCACCGGTTGCGGCTTCATTAAAGATGACAAAAATGCCATGTTGCCGATGTTTCCAAAGGCTCCGCCGTACGCATTTGCCGCACCAACCTGTCCTGCCGCTTGAGCCGCAGCCTGTCCTGTAAGCAGACCAGTCTGTTGCGCCGCAAGGTTTTGCGCTGATTGAACGCCGGTGTTGGTTGCGTTTTGACCCATTCCAGCAATGTTTCCAAGAATGTTGTAAATGTTGGTTCGTTCTTGTTGCGCTCGGTTGAAAGCGTTGGCGTATTCGGTCGAGGCAAGGTCTTGACCAAATTCTGTCAATGACCGCAAGGTGTTTCCACTTAACAAACCGCCGCCAACATTTCGGGCTCTCTCTGTTGCTTGCGTTCCATACTTCATCCTAAATGCCATGCTTGGGTCGAGATATTGGGCGAGTTGTTCTTCGCCAAACTGACCAGTTAAATATGGCCGCATTGCTCCGATGTCTCGCAGAGCCGTGTAACCAGTCTCTCGATAAGGGGCAAGGTCTCCACGGGCAATGTCATACATCTCCCGCTCTTGCGCCATCGCTCGGTCAGCCGCTGCCGCCTGAGTTCGCGCCGCATCTTTTGCTGCTTTTGCCTGCATCCCAGCGCCAACAAGGCCAGCGCCTGCGCTTAGTGCTAAAGCGGTTCCGGTTGCAATAGCCATTATTCGATTCCCTTCATAAATGTCCGCTCCATCGGCTCAAATCCGGCGCGGAAATAGACTTTTTCCATCTTGTCTGCCCGCTCATCTTCTAGGGCAATCATAAACATGGTCTTTGCACCGCGTTCCTTTGCCCATAATTGTAAGTGTTTGAACATCTTATTCCCAGCCCCCGAGCCTCTTGCCGCGGGGGTTAGCCACCACCAAAGTTCTTGGGCGACCTTATGCGAGGGCGAGAAATATAGGGGATATGCAAGGCCACCAGTTATCCCGACAATCTCCCCGTTAACCTCGGCAAGCAGGGCGCACATATCGGGGTTTTGCATCGCACCACGCAAGAAGATTTCAAACCCTTTGGGCTCAAACTCGCAGACCTTTTGCATGGGCGAGGCTTTATGAAAGTCTGCGCTCAGTTGCAAATAAACCGGCACATCGGCCTCGGTGGCCTTTCGCACGGTTATCAGGTGCTGGGTGTCAGATAGGTTCATGGGTTGTAGTAAGGCACTTTCTTAGATTCGCCGTTAACAGTCACCTCGATAAACCCCGCAGGGGCCGCAGGCAGAGTCGCGGAGCCAGCGGTCGCGGTGGTGGCGCTGGAGAAGTTCAGGAGGTTCAAAAAGAACAGTTGCCATGCCCGCGTTGGCCTTTGGGTCTGATCAATCATTGGGGCGGTCGGTATCCGCTGGTTCTGAGGGGTAGCCATTAGTTCTCCCCCGCCTCGGCTTTGAGGTTCGCAGAGACAATCACCGCCTTCACAGGATCAGAAATTGATACCTCGAAAACCTTGTCCCGCGACCAACCCAACCGCCGCCAGATGGCGCGGTTCTGATACTTGCCCTGCTTTCCGATACTGGTCCAGTATTCATTAGACCAAGTCGAGCCGCCGTCATTCGACCAGCGGAGCATTGCTTGGGGGTCTTCGCCCTGCCCCGAGGATAGTCCAACCCCAGGCTGGAACTGGATTTGAAGTTCATGGAAATACTGCCGCTGAAGGTCCGAAGTGATATGCGGAGCCCGCCTAATCCTGCGGATGGGGGCGCCGTCATCGGTATAAAAGTTGCGCCCCAGTTGGTAAATCTTGCCGTTTTCGTAATCCCCAACCAAGACTTGCTGGTTGAAGAATGCGCAACAGTTCCCCCGATGCCGCTCAAACTGGTTGAGGGTGTTCCGATAGAGCCACTTATGCCATAGGCCGGTGGTGTTGTCATAGGCCCAAGTCAGACCGTTTTCTCCAATCGAGGGGAAGGTCACCACATAGACCTCATGCCCTTCGAGTTGGTAGGTCCACGCAAGAGCGTCAGAGACATTCTGGTTGACCAAGGTCGTTTCGACCGCATGGGTGGAGATTCTCTCGGGAAAATATCCATTCATGCGCACAATCATGGCCTCGCCACGGTTGTTCTTGGAGACATAAGCAAAGGAGTTCCCCATTCGAGCGCAGGACCACTTTGCGGCGATTCCCTGCTGAGTCGAGGTGCCTGGGATGCGGGTAAAGGGAAACGGAACGCCACCGGAGTCAATCCAGACCTCGGATGACATCTCCCCAAGAAGATAGACCTCCCGCCGGTCAACAATGACCGCCACTAGATCATCTGGTGATCCATCTTTTGATGCAAAAGATAGGGGGTCGGTAATCGGGGAGAGTAGGTCAGAGGCAGCCCAAAGTTGCGAGTTGGGTTTGTTGTAAAGGAAATAGTTGTCGGTAATGTCCACCGTGCCGCCGCCCTCGAAGGGACCGTCATTGGCAGGCAGAACCGTCCAGTTGATTGAGTAGACCGTGGCGCTTGCCGCCGTCTGGGAGGCGCTGACCTTGTAGGTTCCGGTCGAGCCAGCCGTTCCGGTCAGTTGCTCAACAATGATTGTCCCATCGGTGACATTCGCACCCTCTAGGGTCTGCCCAACCGCCAAGGTTCCGCTAGAGACCGCAGAAACCGTCATGGTCGTGCCAGAAATTGATGCAGTAAACACCGCAGGGGCCGCGACCGAGTTAATCGTGGTCGAGGTGACTGTCTGCGAGGCGCTGACCGTATAGGTTCCCGCTCCGCCGGTTCCCGTTCCAAGGGCGGTGATTACGGTGTTTGCGGTCACTCCCTGCCCAAAAATAGCCTGCCCGACCGCAATCGTCCCAGATAGGACTGAGGTCACGGTCAGGGTGGTGGTGCTGATTGAGCCAGTAAAAATGGCCGATGAGGGGCTGGAAATTAGCCAAGTGTAGCGATAGGCATCGTCCACAATGTAGACATTGACCCCGTTGTCCACAATCCCGACCAGTCCGGTCGAGGTGTTCATTTGCCCGATGCACTTGGGTGCATAGTCTGATTCCATCACATAGACAAAATCCCCGCAGACGGTGACCACTTGCTGGCCACCAGAAAGGGTGCGGATTCCACGCACTTCTTCCTGATTGGGAAGGATCGCAACGGTCTCTAAGCCTGGGGTCGGATAAAGCGCAATGATGCCCCTCTCACCCTGCGCTTTGGTCGGATCAATCTCAGGATAGAAATTGATGCACTCTTGCGCATCTTGGTAAATAGAGGGCGCTTCGTAAGCCGCGCCGACAAAGCCGAAATCCGGCATTAAAAGCCTCCGGTCAAAATCCAGCCCGCATCTGCTCTCTTGCCCACAATCAGCGTGTCCTCGAACCTTGCGACCTGAACGGGGCGCATATTGGTGCGCTTGATCGTTGCCTTCGCATGGCCAGCAAACCCGTTGATCATCTGAATTTGGGTCGGGCTCGCCTTTCCATACATGGGCATGAGCCGCTCGGCAAGACACCAGCGCAGGGCCATGAAATAGCCTTGGGGGATGATGATTTCGTCATTGATCGAGCCAAACCGCTGGAAAAGGGTGTCCGCAAAGATATGCATCTCGCCTTGCGAGGGGTTTGGCCAGACCGTAATCGTTCCCAAAGTCTCGCTTGGTTGGTAGTAAAGCGCACGGGGCCACGGGCCGTTCAGGGTCTTCAATCCGATGAGTTCGTAGTTCTCAAGGTTGAGAATCGTGATCGGGTAGTCCAGACCGCCGTTTAGGATGGGTTGCCCGTTCTCGTTGGTGTTGACCCGCACAAACGCAGAGTTGATCGAGAGAGGGCGCTCATAGAACGCAGAGATGGTGGTCGAGGCGGCGGTCTGGGAGATGTTGACGGTGTAGGTTCCGTCTGAGTTCACATTCCCACCAGCACCCGAGCCGAACCGCACAATCTTGGTCCCCGCAGCGATACCGGAGCCAGAGAGGGTCATTCCGAGAGCGATTGCGCCGTCAGAGACATCGGTGACCGTAAGGGTCGTCCCCGAAATGGAGCCGGTCAGCGTTCCGCCGATTTGGCCCCCAGGGCCGATGGTGTATTGGGTTTGTCCTTGGGTCAGGGTAAAGATGATCTCGGTCTTGTAGAAGACCATCATCTGCTCGTTTGACCATTGGTCGAGCATATCGTTGAGCATATCGAATGCGTCTTGCGCATCCGCAGGGGCGGGGGTCTCGCCAGCCTCAAGAGCCCCGATGTCTTTGAGAGCGCGGGAGATGATGTCAATGGGCTGGGTCATGGTTCACCTATATTTTCGGGGTATAGACCTGGGGCAACCACGGCGCAACCACCGGAATTTGGTCTTGCAAGGCCGCTAGTTGCTCCTCTAGCCTAGATGTTATTAGATTTTTACCATCGCGGATAGCCTCTTGATTGATCCAATCAATGACCATCTGCTCGGTGACTTCGAGATAGGGGGTGACTTCTCCCTCGGGGTCGCGGAACTTCCAGTTTCCTTCGGTCTCGACCCGTTGGCCGTCTTCCTCAATTGCGCAGAAGTATTTTGCCGACTTGATGACCCCATCGGTCGCACCAATGTCCAAAATCTTCCAAGTGTATTTGATCATGGTTGCACCTCATCTGCTGGTTCTGGTGTGTTGCCTTCTGCAAGCCACTCTTGGAATGGTGGATGATCTTCAGTGCAAGTCAGTCGGCATAGTCCGTCATCGTCAATCCGAGCGTAGATTTGTGGTTCACCCTCAACGATAGGAAGCGTTTTGAAAATCATCTTTTACCTCACAGTTCTGCGGAAAAGCCAAGAAACGCTCCCGTAGCGGCAGACCTTCCTTGACCTCCGTTACCAACCGTTAGCCCCGAAGCAACAGGAAAAGCAACTTGGGACGCAAAAGCGGTTGCGTTAATAAATGTAGGAACACTATTACAGACCGTATTTCCAGCAACAAACACTTGATAATTACCAGCGGTTCCTGTTTGCTCTAATGCTGATGGACTTGTCCGCATTGTTGTCTGAAATGGAACTAATAACCTAAAACTAGTTGTTGCTTGTGAATATCCGCCAGCAAAAGGACTACCATTATCAGCAGTTATTCTATAATAATACCTCTGACATAGACTCAACTCAGTCCCGTAATCTCTGCGCTCAAACGGGGTTGCGACACTACCGACTTCTAGTTGGACTCCGGTGATGTAGAAGGTGGCTCCGTTGGTTCCGACTACGCTGGTTGCGCCTGTGGCTGAAACAAGATTTGAACCAGTCCAAGCACCAGCAGTGCCGCTGAATGTAGAACCTGTTCCGAGACTAAACTCAGTCCTAATGCCCGCTGAATTATCAGTCAACCAAGTGCCCGAAGTATCGCCAGCAATTGTTACTGTCTTATATTCAAAAGTGTTCGCTGAACTAATTGTGTAAGAAAAAGGGTAAGAACGATTGGCTGTTGAATTTCGTAACGACCCGCCAAATGTTCCAGTCAGACTTGAACGAACCCAAAACGACAATGTAACCGTTTTTGCGTCTGCGGTTCCCCAGCCAAGGTCAGCAATATTAAAACCTTCAATTAACTGACTAACGAAATAATAATCTCCCGCACCAACGCTTGTTGCCGCAGACGAGGTAAATAATAATGAGTTGGTAAAACCATTTGGCGCTACTGTTGAGCGTTGCGTAGTTCCTTTGCTAGGATTAATCATTGTGAACTTAAAACGGTCGACAGGAAACACAGCATCGTTAGCAGTAACACTCGCCCCAGCATTTCTCTGGTCAATCCTCATGTCACCATTGATAATGCGGTTGCGGAAGCCCTGCAAACTATCCGCAGTCGGGGTCATGCTATTGATGGTGGCGGTGTTACCCCCGTTGGCATCCGTTACAGCGTTAACGGCAAGTGTGCTCATTTAGGAAACCTCGCTTTGATCTCAGCCACCTTTGCTTGCCAGTCTTCCATCGTGGCTTCACCTCGTTGTGCTTTGAAGAACAATGGGTCTGCTTCGGCTATGTAGGCTGCTTTGCGGTTGGCCTGTGCTTGTTCAGCGGCTTTAATGGGTTGCAAGCGTTGGATTTCAGCAGCGACCGCAGACTCGTCAATGGCTACCGAATTGCCATCCGTATCAAACGCACCAGCAGTATCGTCAATGGTGACTACATTGGGGTAGAGATTGTAAATGGCTTCGTGTCTCATGCCGCAATCTCCATAACTGTAATAGTGCAAATCGTTCTAGGCCATGTTGCACTATCTGTGTCGGCAAATGTTCTCCCAATGTAAGCGGTACTCCCACTAGTAATCATTTGAACTTTATATGTGGTAGCGGATGTCGTTGCTGGAGAGTCTAATGTTTGAAATGTGTAACTGTCTAAGCGGTTTGTGTCTGCTTGATAGGTTAAACCCGAGGATGATCTTGACCTACTTCCAGCAGCATCGCCAATCCCAATTGCGGTTGAGTCACGCATCAGTCTATATTGTGCCGTATTAGCGTTACCATTTGATGCTCCACACAATGACGCAATTACAAATATTTTGCTTGTTGCTGCTTTAGGGGTGATAGAAACACTCAAGCCCGTAATGTCCGTGAACGAAGTGCTGGTTGTGCTAAAAGTATCAGTTTTAGTTGTGCTGAGAACCTGAAGAACTGACCCAACGGGGAACTCTGAGTTTGAAGCCGAAGTTAAAATGGTTCCAGTCTGGTCAGGCAGCGTTAGGGTGCGATCAGTATTACTATTCGGGGCCGCAATGGTGAAAGTACCCGTGCCAGAGGCGTTACCCGTGATTGCTACTTTGCTCATGGCTTTGGATACCTTTCTTTAACTGCCTGAATCTCCGCTTTCCATGCGTCATAACCACCGTGGTAGAGCGTGTCTAGTTGGTCAACAATTGATGGGTATTCAGCCGCTCGTCGTTGAGCATAAGTAATTGAGGCTTCATATTCTTGGGCTTGCGCCTGTGCTTGAGCGATTTCTTCTGGGGTTAACGCAATGACCTGACGTTCACCAGTTGTTACATTAACTTGTATGCGCTCCATGTTTATCACTCGTAAAGGATATTGATAGTGCCAGCATCAAAAGCGTCTGTGCCGTTGACTGTGGTGATTCTTACTTGGGTGAGGGGGTCTGAGAGGGATTTAGCGCCGCCTTGTATATAAGCATTAGCAGAATCACTTCTTCCAATAACTCCTGACGCACTCCAAGTGTTTGTAGATGAATTTAACAGACTAATAAAAATTGAACCGTGTCGAACAGCGGTGGCAGCACCAGCATCTTCTACAAAAAATCCAGAAGTATTGTTTGCTCCGCCTGTTTGTGTTCCTGATCTTGCTGCCGTTCCTAAATAACTAGAAGTTTCAAACCCGCCAGAATCTCCAAGTTGAATAATAGGAACAGAGGTTCCATTCGTACTAACTCCACTAAACATCACCGTAATCCGTTTTACCCACGACGGGATGCCTGTAAAGTCAATGCTGGTTCCGCTGGTGGATGCTACTGCTGTGCCAGACACTATTGGATAAATGTTGGTCGTTACTCCGCTGGCTTGCAACGCACCGCTAAAAGTGCCCGTCGTTCCTGTGATCGGACCAGTCGAATCTAAATCTGGCGTTGTAATCCCACTCGTGCCGTCTAAAATAATAGCCATATCAGATCACCACCCATCTTGAACCGGTTGGCACGGTCACCGTCACCCCAGAGCCAACAGTTACCGGCCCTGCGCTACTTGCGTTGTAATCGTTGGGAATCGTGTAACTCGTATCAATCGTTTTACTGTTAATGATTATTCCGTTGGCCGCAGACAGAATCTCCGAAGTGACCGTGCCTGTGCTTGGGTTGTATTGCAATTTAGTCGATGAGACATCAAGCCCTGTTTCCGTTCCCGTGGTCGCATCGGTAAAGGTCAGGTAACGGGTCGCATTGGTTGAGGTGTCATCGGTAATCGTGATGCCAGACGATGCCGCAGGAGCCCAAGTCGGAACCCCTGAAGCCTGGGTCAGCACATAACCATCCGTTCCAGCCGCCAAGAATGTAGTCGCGCCCGAGCCGGTCTGGTAGGGAACCGAGCCATTTGCACCGCCCGCAAGGTTGGTTGCGGTGGTCGCGCTTGTTGCCGTTGCCGCATTGCCTCCAATCGAGAGGCTTGATGCAGTTCCCGTCAGTCCCGTGCCCGCCCCGCTAAAACTGGTTGCGGTCAAAACGCCTGTTGAGGGGTTGAACTGGTATTTGGTCGAGGCGACATAGGTCGTTGACAGGGTTCCCGAGGTTACATCCGCAAAAAGCGGGTAGCGGGTTGCGTTGGTCGTGGTGTCATCGGTGACCGAAATCGATGCCGTGATGGTTGTCCAAGTCGGCGCGCTGGTCCCGTTGCTGGTCAGAACCTGACCGGTTGTGCCTGCGCTGACAAATGCGGTGGTATCCGCCGCCGATTGGTAGGGAACTTGGCCTGCACCGCCGCCAGCGAGGTTGGTTGCTTTGCCTGCGGTGATAGTCGATTGAGCCGCGCTCTCCCAGCGGGAATCGCCACTATCCCAGACCACCAAATCGCCGTTTGACGGGCTCCCGACCGCCACATCATTGAGTTGGTTGAACGATGGGAAGAAGGTTGGCCGCACAAAGACCGAGCCGTTTGCGTTGGCATAAACCACCGCGCAGACCTCAACCTTGGCCGCTGGGGCGGTTGGCACGGTTTTGGTCAGACCACCCGCAATTGAGGGGTTCAGATAGAGAATCTGACCATTGACCCATGCCTCACCGCCGCCCGTAGTGTCAAACCCGCGCACTTCGCCAAATGCCGCGATATAACCCCAATTGTTGGTTGTGAAAGTCTCGGCCGCGATTCCCATCACATATTGCGAGGTCGCTGGGGTTAATCCGGTGGCCGGTGCCGCAGTCAAACCCCCAGAAGCGCCCAGGGTGCCGGTAAACATAACAACCTGGCCCTTGGTGATGTCGGCTGATGCCCTGACCCGATAGTAAGTTTCCTCGCCCAACGCAATGGTGACATTGGCACCCGCGCCGACCAGGTCTAGCGTTTGGGTGTTGTCATCACTATTCCACGACAGAGAACCCGCACCCCCAACCACTCCAGAGGGTGTGATGTCCCAGTTGATCTCGTTGACATTTTGCAACGCACCAGCGTCCGACAGGGTAATCGAGGAGTTCTGGATCAGTTTGCCCGAGGTGGTATCGAACCGCGCAATTGCGTTATCGGTTGCACTCGCAGGGCCGACCACATCGCCGGTGAACTGCTCTGCCGCCCAAGTCGGGACACCGCCCGCAAGGGTCAGAACTTGGCCATTTGTGCCTGCCGCGAGGAAAGTTGTTGCGCCTGCCCCTGATTGGTAGGGAAGCGACCCTGTGGCCCCTCCAGCGAGGTTTGTGGCCGTTGTTGCGGAGGTCGCGGTTGCCGCGTTGCCACCGATGGAAAGGGCCGATGCGGTGCCTGTGAGGCCCGTTCCTGGCCCTGCGAACTGCGTGTTGGCCGTGACGGTCGTGCCTGTTACCGCCGCCGCCGTTGTCCCCCCGATGGTCGTGCCATTAATGTTCCCGCCGGTAATTGATACCGAGGTGGAATTCTGGGTGGACATGGTCCCCAGACCGGAAACTTGGGTGTTTGCAATCGCAATCGGGCTGGCCGCAAGGGAAGTCAATTGACCTTGGGCGTTGACCACCGCCGTCAGGGTATCGGATGCCGAGCCATAAGATGCCGCCGTCACCCCTGTGTTGGTGATGCTGAAGGTGTAGCCGGTCAGCGTCAGGCCGGTTCCAGCGTTATAAAGCGCCGTATTTGAGAACTGGATAAAGACGATGGGGGTGACCCCAAGCGTTCCCCCAGGTTGGTTGGTGCAGACCCACGCCGAGCCGGAATAAATAGTCCCGCCGGTAACAAACAGATAAGCGGACAGGAACTCGTCATAGGTGTTCGCATCGGTTGACCGCGTCCACCCGCTTGAGGCGGCGACATAGATGCCGTTGTCCTCTTGAGCAGTCTGGTTGCGCACCAGAATCCGCTCTCCAGCCGTCAGGGTCGATGGCCAATCGCCACCGGCTTGAGTGCCAAGACCAGACAGAGTGATGTTGCCCGTGGTTGTAAAAGCCGCAGGCTGCTTAAACGCAAGACCCTGCGCAACCGCGTCCACATAAGCCTGATTGACTAGCGAGGTCGGTCCGCTTGGGACCGAGGTGATGGTTCCCGTGGTCGTGTCGATGTTGGTAAAGGTTGCCGCCGCAGGCGTAACCCCGCCAATAACGGAGGAGTTGATAGTCGAGTTGGTAATCGACACCCCATCCAGATTGGGGTTGACGGGAGCAAAAAACGGCGTTCCCGCAGGCCCAATCAGCGTGACCGGCTTATACGGCGGCAGGGGCTCGAAAATCCCCTGAACCGGAACGATGTTTATCGTCTGGGTCTTGGCGGTGTCGTTTGACATAGCCTTACTCGGTGGCGACTAGGGTCAGATAGATTGAGTTAGTTCCAGAGGAAATGCCCTTCACATAGATGTTGGGCGCTCCGCAATCAATGACGATGGGATAGAACATCGAGGGGGCAAGAACAAAGGCTCCGCTATTGCCAGAGGTGGCGATTGCAGGCGTGGCCATGTTGGAGTCCGTTGTGCCAAATGTAATCGCCGCCGTGCCGGTTCCGGTGTTGAGGATGGCAACGCGGAAGGCGCGGGTCGGGGTGTTTGGAACCAGTTGGAGAGCGGCTGACGCAGAGGTGGTCAGGTCGAGCCGGTAAGTGGGAGATAAGATTTTGAGAGAGTCCATGATTTGCCTCTTGGTTAGGTTTTGTCAATTATCCTACTTTTAAGCCAGTTTCCAATATGTCCTTGGAAGACTTTTATGCCCGCATGGCCCATTCCGATTTCGGGATCAATCCACACTTGGCCACCAAGTTCGCGCCATCTCATGCAAAAGGAATAATCTTCTCCATATCGGTGCTTTTTGCGGGTGTCTACATGGGGCTCGAATAAGGGCCAAAACTCGCCATCGACCGCTTTCTCATGCACCCAAGTATTTGGGTGCGCTTCGATCATCTTGGCAATGCAGTTGCGGGAAATCTTGAGAAATCCAGTTGGGACGCACTCGACTTCGAGCAGTCCGGTCTCGGGGTCTGCCCACAATTCGGTCTTGTTTTGATCCCATCGCACCGTCCACGCAAGCGGGTCAACGCGGTGCGGGTAGACACCCGCGACCAAATCGACAGGATGATCCACCAGTTTGAGCAATGCTTTTGTCTCCCAACAGACATCGTTGTCTACAAAGATCAACATATCGCAGTCGGATTTGTAGAAATTTGAGGCAATTACGCCTCGGCAGTCCGCAATGGCAGAGTTGCCAACATCATCGACCAAAGTGAACCGGTCGCCTCTAGAAACCAAGGCAATCAAGTCATCAATGAGCGAGTGGACGGTCCCGATATGCACAACCCCTGTATATGTCGGCAACGCGATCATTATGTGCTTCATCAAGTCTCCAAAGAAAAAAGGGGCCACCCCTTGCGAGAGTGACCCCTGTCCAGCGTCAGAACATTTAGGCGGTTACGCCGATGTTCTTGAGTGCGGTAATGACCGCGTTTACTGCGGTGGCAATAGCGGTTCCGTCAGCATTGTTCGCAATCGTGCTGATTGCGTTTGCCTGCACAACGGGGGTTTCGCCGTAAAAGCCGATTTTTCCGCCAGCCAGTCCCAAGGAAACGCCATCAGAGGCGTTACCGTTGAACAAGTAGTTGACGGTTTGGGCGGAAGCGGGGCCTGGATTTGACATGATTAGGTTCCTTTCCTAGTTAGGCTGCAACGCGGCAGGCGAGTTCAGGGTAGAGGGGAGCCCAACCGTAGAGAACATCAAGACGGGTGGGGATCGAGTCGTTGTTGATCGTGTATTGACGAACAACGCGGATCGAGAGGCCATTCTCTTTGTCGCTTGCGCGGCCAGCGAAATGGACACCGTCAGGCAGTTCAAGGTCAGCCGTGGCCAGGGTGAACGCATTGCGGTGGAACACCAAGTTCTGGGGCGACACGACACCGGTCTTGTTGAACGGGGTCACAACGGCAGAAGCAGAGGTGGAGAGCACCGACACATTCTGGAACTGTCCAGCAGTGATGATGGCCGGAGAAACCGTCACCGAGGCGGAGCCGCCAGAAGTGATGGTCACAGCGGAAGTCACCACAAAGTTACGCAGGACATTGCCACCATAAGGCTGGCGGTTCTGGGGGTTGACTGCGAACACACCCGCAATCTGGATCGTATCGCCAGCGTTCAGCACGGCGTTAGCGGTCGCAGCAGAGATGGTGATGGTCGAGGTCTGAGCCCAGCCCGTGGTCAGCGAACCGGTGAAGGTAGCCGTGTTGGTGGACATCGTGGCCGTGGAATAGGAACCGTAGGTGTGGGACACAATGTTCTGGTCCATATACCAGTTCATGCCGATGGTGTCACGACCCATCAGGCCCTTCTCGTACTGCTGAGAGATGGTGCCTTGGGGGTTGAAAAGACCCTTGAGCGAACCAACGATGGAAGCGCCCGTGAAGGGATCAACCACGCAAGAACGCTTGCCATCGCGGGGAGCGCCTTCGCCATCCAGATACGCTTGGGCGGTCAGGAAGGTTGCGATATCAGAGGGAACAACGCCAGCGGTTCCAACGGTGTTGGCGGTGTTGTCAACGGCCATGGTCGTGCCATCAAAGTCGATTTTGTTGGCAATAGCGGCAATGGCGGGCTTGAGAACGCGGTCGCTGAACATATCGAGCGACAGGGCCAAGTCCTGAGTCGTGAACTGAGTGTCCACATGGAACTGAGTCGAGAGGGTGACCGGAGTCGAGGTCTCGTTGAAGTCCTCAACATTCAGGGCAGGGCCAGTCGTTCCAATGAAACGGCCAGGGCGGCGGACATTGACTGTGTTACCAATCTTTGCACCGACAACCGCAAACTGGTCATCATAGTTACGGTCAACACGACCCGTAAAGGTCAGTTCGTTTTCCAAGACCATCAACGCTTCGTTGGTGATCATGGAGATGGTTAGCAAGTTATTTGCCATTTTGATTCTCCAAATAAGTTAGGGTTTGCCTCACCTAATCTTCCCTGCGGCCCTTGCGGCTTTCCATTGCGCGTAGGTTCCATGAAACTCTCGGTTGGAATCCAATCCGGTATCGGCTGGATTTCCGCCCGCTTTCAAAGGGTTGATCGGTGCGGGTGCATTCGACTTCTTCGCAACAGGTGTTTCTTTAGGCTTAGAAGGCGGTTCTGATTTCTCAAACTTGGCCTCTAAGCGCCCGATGGCACGGAGTTGGGAGGTGATGGATTTTTCCGCCAGTCCCCGAGCAAAATCTGGATTCTCGGCGAGGTAATAGAGGATTTGTGGTCCTACATCACTCTCAATGATCGCATCGGTGACCGGTTGCGAAACCGAGACATCACTTGACGCAATCATTTCCTCGTAATCCGGCATCTCTGACTTAGCCTGCTCAAGTCTTTCTTGGAACTTTTGTCTCATTCGAGACTGTTCCTCTTGAGCCCGCCTTGCAAGTTCAGCCTGATCCCGCTCCCGCATCTTCTTGTCCGCAGTCCATTCAGCCAGAGCCTCCGCATACTCGATGGCATCATTGAATTGAGATGGATCGGGTTTTGGATCGGGTTCCTCCGACTTCTGGGGGGAAACCTTTGCCTCCAAGTCCTTCAATCTCGCCTCAAGAGCCTCCCGAGCCTGACGCTCACGCTCCGCTTCTTGGCGGGCCGCTTCGCGTTGCTTGGTCAGTTCCGAAAACCGCTTCTCTAATTTCGGGTTTTGCTTCTTCTCACCTGTCGCAGCCTCATTCTCGGCCTCTGGTTCACTCCCCGCTTGCTCGACAACCGGCTCCGCATCTGCGGCCTCAGTTGGAGCGTCATTCGTGGCTAAACCAAGTTTTTTTGCCTGAAAGTCGGCCAAATTTTCACTCGTTACCAAGTTCGCAGCCTGTCTTTTAGGTTGCTCTTGGACTACTTCTGCTGCTTCGGACATGGATTTCTCCAAGAATTAACCCAATGAAACCCATTGGTAGGTTTTAACTATTAAAAACTGTTTCCTGATAGTTGTCAACGCGGTCCCATCGGCTCATTCGGGATGTTGGGGACCGACAAGGGTTGGGGTTGCATTTGTTGGGCTTGAAGCGCCGCAAGCATCTGGTCATCCATCATGGGCATTTGATTGGACTGAACCGGCGCATTGGCCATGCCCATTTCCTCTCGCAGGAAGGGGGTGGATGTTTGATGAATTTCGCCCTCTGCAAATGCCGCCACTTGATCCTGCTCCGCGTCCCTACGGGCAATTTCTGCTTGGAGAGCCCTGGCATCCATTCCTTTGAGCAACAGTTTTGTGATCGCATCGAGTTCCGTCCGATTCTGGTCAGTAACTGACCGCAGGATGTCTTGGTTGACCTTCGCCTCGTTAATCGTCTCGGTATTGAACGCCCGCGAGGTGACATCCATGAGTTTGCGGCGAGTCTGGCCTTCTTCCTTCATTTTCTGGACATCGGTCTGGTGCTGGAGGTTCAGCGTCAGGGCCGCAATCTGTTGCTGGAGGTCGGCAATCATCTTCTGGCTGGCCATGAGTTGCATCTGAGCCTGCGGGGGAATGTCTGATTTCTCGTCAATCTGAGCCATCGGGTTCATGGCCGCAAGCCGGTCGGCAATCACATCCGCGCCAGGGAAGTCCATGTTGCGGAAGACCAAGTCACCGGCGGCGTTAAACAGTTCGGGGTTTGCCTGTAGGAGCGGGACCATCGCCTCGACCGCCTCTTGGCGCTTCGATTGGTAGCCTGGGCCCGTGTCCATAAAGACATCGTATTCGCCCACGGTTACATCGTTGAGGATTTTCTCCGCGCCCATCTCATCGAAAACCCGCTGGTTGATGGTCACCATCTCCGGCTGGTTGTCATATCCGATGATCCGCATGACCCGTTCTTTGTCGTAAATCTTCGGGATCAGGTCAAGGATGATCCGCCCCGTCTGTTTCAAGGAGCGGGTGAGGTTGTCGTAATAGTGGAAGTTCGAAAGGTCAATCTGCATCTGCTGGCCGCGAATAGCCTTGCCAGACTGGTTGCCCTGCATGAACTGGTTGGGGTCGAATATCCCGACCACGGTCTGAAGGTCATTGTTGATCGCACTCGTTGCCTCAACGATTCCCGCGGGCGGGGGTTCAGGCTGGAGCCTTTGCGGTGCGGGAGCGGGTTGCCCCTCGATGTCCTTCTGTTTGTATCTCAGGACCGGCGTGGCTTTCACATTGGCCTGCGCCCACTCGTTCTCATGCCCCTCGTCTTGGCCTTCAGCAAGTAACCACTTCGCTTTAGGGGCAAGCGCAACCGACTCGGTCAGAGCGGTTCGCCAGTAGTTATACATCCGCTGCGGGTCTTTAGCCTGCCGCACCAATCCATACTTCTTGCGCTTGTCATCGACCACCAGTTGCTGGCCGTAGACCGGAACGATGGGGATATATTTGCCCACCCAGTCGCGTTCTTCGAGAACTTCCATGCCGGTCAGTTTTGCCCACTTGATGGTCTTGCGCATGGTGTCGCGCTCGGCAACCACCATAATTCCTGCGGCTTCCATGATCTCGGGAGCGGGAGCGTCCTCTTTGTAAACCTGAGTCCCATCCGATAGCAGGAGCAGTTTGGTCTTCTTGCGCTCGGTATACCACCACTCCGCAATCCGAATATCGTCCTTCATTATCCAATCGGCATCCGCATCGCCCGTCCCGCGCATGGTGAAGTTGCCGCCATCGTCAGCGCCAGGGTATTGGGCCTTGAAGTCCTTTTTGCTCATCACCTCGGTGATCAGGCAAGACTCGGCATCCGAGCCGTCCGGCATCTGGGAGTTGGGGTCGAAATAGACCGTGAACGGGTTGGCAATGGGTTTGATGAATATCTCTTGGTCGAATGAGTCTTCCCGAACATAGTCGGTGACCACTCTCCAATAACCCCAACCCATGCGCACCGCAAACTCGAAGGCGGTGTCGTAGGCGGAGTCAGCGTCCGAGTTGACCTCGATATGCTTGAAGATGCCCGTCAGGATGTCCGCAACCTTGGCATTCGCCTGGGAGTTCATCGAATGCGCCTTCATGCGGGGGCGCGCCTGTCTCTGCTGGTTGCAGACTTGGCGGATAAATCCATCGAGTTTGTTGATGGTCAGGCAGGGTCGTGCCTCTAAGTTTCGGGAGTTTTGCACCTCGACCGGCCATTGGTCGCCCGAGGAAAATTTGAGGTCATCCAGAGCATCCTGCCGGTTGTAGGAGTCAGCGTCATTGCTGAACCGGAGAAACTTCTGCGCGTCTTGTATCCGCTTGTCCATGATTAGCCCATCCATGAGCCCGCTGGTTGATAAGTTGCCTTCTTCGCGGTCTTGCGGGGCTCATTTACCACCAGACCGATATATCTAAACGCATCCGCCCCGTGGGAATAAATATCGTGCAAGGGCGTTTTGCTGAATTGCTTGGTGTCTGGATCAACATCATACCGATAGTGACGCAGACATTGAAGACCCTGATGGCAGTTCTCGCGGTCGAAATAGCACTTATTGAACATGGTCCGGCTGGCGTTAATCGAGTCCGCAATCGGGGTTCGAGGGACGATTTGCACCTTATATCCCGCAGCCCGAACAATGTCGGCAATAGACCGACCGGCCGCGGCTAGGGTCGAGTTCTCCGCGTCATGCGGTAGCCAGACCGTGTCGTAGTGATAGCCAAACTTCTGCATCTCGGCCATGTAGTAGGACATGGTCTTCTGATTGTCCTCAATGTATCGGATGAGCCTGATCTCGAACCCGATGAATTGGACGAACCAGATGGCCGTGTTGTCCGCCCAACCGAGGTCAAAGACCGCGTGGACTGGTTTGATCGGGTCATAAGGAACGCGGGTCAGCCTGCCTTCGAGGTCCGCAACGGTAATCTCATTGGCAAAGACCGCTCCGTCAACAGTCTTGCGGCAGATTCCCTCCCAGACCGTGTTGTAAGCCTCTTGGTCCCTGACTTGGAGGTTGTCTTTCTCGTCCCGCAGGGTTTGAGGAAACCAAGGGTTGTCCCGCCAAGTAATCTTCTGCACCACCGCGTTGGGCGGCGGAGAGACCACAAACCGCTGGTAGGTGTCATCGGTCTCTAGTTCAGGGTTGAAGGTGATCCATATCTCCGAGCCGTCCTTTCGGATGGTCGGGATCAGCACATTCCATGAGGTTTTGGAAACAGTCTGCGCCTCCTCGACCCAGCAGATGTCCACGCCCTCAAATGACTTCACATTGGTGATGTTGTTCTTCAGCCCAATGAAGAAGAACTCCGAGCCATTCTTGCCTCGTATGGTCGTTTGGGTGACCTCATAGAACGATTCCAGCCCGAGGGCGGCGATTTGGTCGGTCAGGAGTTTATGGACCGAGTCCTTAATTGAGACCTGAAACTCACGGGCGCATAGGATTCGGGTGGGTTTCTTGGCCGCGAGGATCAGGAGGGCTCTAGCGACTCCCCAAGACTTTGCTCCACCTCGACCCCCGTAGAGAACCTTGTAACGCTGCGGCTCAAACAGGCACTTGAGTTTGATGGGGAATTCAGCCTTGGCGACCGCCTGCTGGAGTTGCTCTTGGTCTATCTGCTCCGGCGCATCAATCATCTTGCGGCTTCACAAACATGACCTGAATGCCAGACAGGATTGGTGTCCCATCGGAGTTCTGCATCTCGGTAGTTTGGACTGCCTTGCCATCGAGTCGGTCGATGACCTCTTTGACCGCCCAAGCCTCTCCCTGCTCTGCCTGCGTGATCAGTTCGTTGACGATGCGCTCCAGCCTGTGAGGCTCTTGCGTGAGCCGTTTGCGCAGTTTGTCGTAGAACATCTTGCCTTTGACGGCATTGGTATTTCCTATCGGTGCGGCCATGTAGATTGTCTCAATCTATAAGTTCCAGTCCCGCAAGTGTAAATTGTTTTTTAACCCTTGTGAATAGTTTGAGTTAGTAAACAGTCAGTTTCGATAGACGAACAATTCCATTGGATCGACATCAAGCCCATAAGGGTTGAATGTCTCTCTATTAAATCCGGCGTTCTCTATTCGTTGCGCAAAGGGAAAGTTTGCGGCTCTTTCGGCTGGGGTAAGGTTCATCCGCGTCTGAGCCAATCTCGCAATCGCTTCACCTTCTAGCCTTCTATAAAGTTCGTAATTTTCTAGGTTCTTTTGGAGTTCATTCAGTTTGTTGTATTTGGTTGCCGTGGCGCGATACTCGTTGGCTCTATCTGCGAGTCTCGATACTTTCCGGTTCGCGGACGCGCCCATCTTTTTGGCTTCTTCGGGTGAATAGTCCTGTTGCGCAACACGATAGGATGGGTCTTTTTCCTGCACTTTGTTCTTGATAAACGCTGCCGCACCCCTGAACCACTCATCGCGCTCTGGGCCAGCCCGTTTTGGTTGAGGGCCAGCAATCCCTCGGTATTCGTGACCGTAGGCATACCAGTCTTGCATATTGTAAATAGAACGAGGCCGGATGCCCTCGCCTCGCGCAATCGCGTCCAATTTGTGCATATATTGGGCTTTTGAGGCAAGACCAAGGTCTCCAAGGCTTCGTTTGAAGTCTTCGTAAGCGCCTTTATTGGCTTTGAGGATCGGATCGTTTCTTTCCGCAAAATACAGTTGTTTTGCTGCGTCTTCAGGGTTTCCACCCCGACCATGTCCTTCAAGACTTTGAACTGCGTGTTGAAGTTCATGGATCATGGTTGATTTGGCGGCTTCGTTTACATCATCGCCCCCAATCATATTTCCACCGCCAGTCGTGACCAATTGACGGTTTTGACTATATGTCCCCCGATGGCGAGCGCCGGTCGGTTCCCTGGCAATGTCCAAACTTCCCATCAATCCAGGCGACCCCGTAACACCAGGGTAGGCTTCCCGCAATGCCTGATGCTGAAAATACCGCTCAAGAGGTCTTGGCTCTAGATGCCCACCGCTTGCAATGATGTCATCCGCAAATGCGAGGGCTTTGTCTTGCGCTTCTTGAGGAACCAAGTCGCTACTTGATCCAACCCCCCAAACGCCCTTTTTTTCGTCTGGAATGTAGTTGTTGCGTTGCAACCACGCATTCGCAATGTCGAACCTTTCCCGAGCAGGCGGTAGACCTTCAAAATCCAGTCTAGCCATGTCATCTGGTATTTCAGTAACCCATTCCCGACCGGCTGGCAACCGAGCCAATTGCGTTTCCCGCCAAATTCTCTCTGGGCCAGCGCCCCTTTTTTCTAATTCCTCGGCAGCCGCCACTTGTTCGGGTTTAATTTTGGTCGATTTCTGACCGACAAAAATGCGGCTCAACGGAACCATTGACCCCGCTTCGTCCAAAACCCCCATAGAGGTTGCCTTGGGGTTGCCGGTAATAAATTGCACCATCGCATCGCCAGCCTCGTCCGCAACCACTTTTGCGCCTCGTAAGGCTGGCCGCACACCCGTTGCCATCAACGCCACATCCGCAATGTCGGTCAGTTCACCTTCCCTGCCGGTTTTAACGATAGGCAGGCGGCGGTTCGTCACCCCTGTTGGCATTGCCAAAGGCGAGTTGCCATAAGCGAGGTTTTCAAAGGTTGATGCTTTGGGCATCAGAACTTTGAATGGGTTTACATCGGTAAAAGGGATGATTTGGCCCATCGGGCCTTGGAGGTCAGCAAGAACCTCCGCAATTCGCTTGAGTCGCGGGTTAACAACCGGACTGGCCCGCATCTCGGCCATTTACTTGCCCTTTTTCTTCTTCGCGGCTTCCCGCTTGACCGAATAGGCAATAGCCACGGCCTGCTTGGGTGGCTTGCCAGCCGCAATCTCAGCCTTCACATTCTTCGCAAAGGCTTTCTTGCCGATGTCTTTGATCAGAGGCATTTACTTCTTCTTGGCGGTCTTCGCTGATTCCGCAAAGGCTTTGGCGGTGGGAGCGCCCTTGCTTCCAGGCGTTCTCATCCGCTCGACCTTCTTCGCACCAGAGGCTTTCTGGGCCTCGATCCGCTCACGCTTTGCGTGAATGTTTGCGTAAAGCCCAGCCTTTGCCATTACGAAATCGCCGCAAGGGTGTCCACGCGGAGCCAGTTGGTCCCGTTGGAGAACGCCATCACAGGGTTTCCAGCCGCACCGTTGGAAACATAGATCATTTGACCAGCATTCGCCGCCGAGGGGACGGTGGCCACGGTGTAAGCCTGAAATTGAACCAGGGTGACGGCGGGATCAGCGTAAGCAACGCCGGTGGAGATTGAGTTAGCCATGATGTTTCCTTTCGTTGTTAACAGTTCCAGTTTTTAAGAGATGCTGCCTTCCGAGTCGGTCTTCCCTTCTCGTCCTTCATCGGCCCTGGCATCCCGCTCATCCGCGCACAGAATGAGGCTTTGCGGCCCGCATCTGCCTTGGTCTTGGGGTTTGGTGCAGGGGGTTTGAGGTTTGCATTGTTCTTTGCGTTGTATTCCGCCCGCCCCTTGGCGGTCATTCCCGCACCCTTTTCGGTGGGGTTGTAGTTCTTGCCCTTGCCGGTCGTGGTCTTCGCAATGGGCTTGTTAGTGGTTTTTGCCATTTGAATCCTCGATGAAGCAGACATCCTTCCACGACATCACGATGAGTTCTTCGCCGTCCACTTCCATTCTTGGATAGGAGAGATATTCCTCCGCAGTCCCAAATCTGATCCGTTGACCAATTTCCATCGGATTTGGAATCAGGCGACCTTTCTTGTCAATCTCGCCTGGGCCGACCGCCAGCACCTCGCCGGTGTTGGGCAGTTCATCCATCACTACATGGAGAACATTGCTCTTGACCCGCTCAATGGGTCTGACAACGATTCGGTCACGCAGAGGTCGCAGAGTCATCTTTTGGCCTTCTCCCGCGCTTTTTAGGCGCTTCTGGTGCTGGTTGCGGTATGGTTTCCAGTAGGGGCTCTGGAAGCGGCTCGACCAATTGGTGTTCGCCGCACCACATTCCAGCCTGTTTCGTTACTGTCTCAGGAAACCGCCTGCAATGCCCGAATTGGGTTCCCTGATAAAACCGGCAATTGCCGCAATTCACTTTTGGTAAATCTCGCCAGAATTGTTGGTTCCCATGTTGGTGTCGCGACCCTTCATGGTCATCTTTTCGCCCATGGGCTTGTTCTTGCCAGCCTGCTCAACGGCGTTCTTGACCGGCTCTTTGCGGCCAGACTTGTCGTTGCAATGGGAAGGCACTTTGAAGGAGTTAGCCATTTTGATTCCTTTCAGGAGAGGTTTTGCAGTTTGTAGAGCGTGGAGTTAATCAGGTCGAGGATTTCGTCAACAGTATTTTGGAGTTCCGAGTCATCTGGAAGGTGCTTGCGGTTCGCATCCACATACTTCTGGAGCGCCTTGAAATACTTGGTCGGCTCTTTCTCAATCTCAAATTCTTCATCGAATTCATTGAGCGGGCCGTAGCGCCCCATGTACGACTCAACCAGGCGGTCCACCAAGTCGGGGATGGCCTCATAGTATTTCGCAAGCGCCTTATGGGTTGCATAGTTCTTCGTCTGCCAATGCTGAAGGTGCGCACAGGTCGCAGAGTTCAGCAGCGCAAGCGAAAAAGCCTCAATGTCTCTCATACCATTATTGTGACGCATCGGAGGGGGCGAGGCAATAGACATTGATGATTTTTGGCCCCTTCCTGAGATTGTTTGCAGACTTGTCCGCAACCACCTTGCAATCTCTGTTTACTAATTTCCACAGGACCGCTTTGAGCGAGTGCGGCTTCGCTTTTAGGTGCGCCGCAATCTGCGCCGAGGTGATGTTGGGCTCCCTCGCCAGAAGGTCGAGGATGTCTTGGGATAGTTTTGATCTGCGCTTCATGCGCCGATTGTAAACTGTTGATCGGGAGGCGGGTGTGTTCATCGACCGAATCTTCTTTGTATTCAAGTCACCGCCCCCCTGCTGATTTTTACCATGCCGCCAACCCGATCAGCCTTCCGAATGGTAAGGGTGAACCGCTTGTCGTTGACCCCCCAGCCGTCCGCAAGACCATCCAGCCCCGCCTTTATCGCCGCGAGGCAGTTATCGAGGTCGTGCGCCCTCCGGTTGGGTGGGATGAACTCAATGTCCAAGTGGATCGCGCCATCGGCAGGAAACTCCCATTTGGATTGTTTGGCAAGCATATAAGCCGCAAGCCGGTATTTCTTCTTAGCGTTGGCCACCGCCCCCCAATGCTCCCTTGCGTTTGGGGAGAGGGTTCGAGGGGGCCACGGGAGAATCACCTTATCGGGTGAGTTTTTCGATTGTGTCATTCAAGACGCTCAGTTCTGTTTTTTTGGTGACATTCCAAATAGCCCTGCGGCCATGGATTCCGTTGTGACTGCCTTGGTGACAATCCTTGCAGAGGGGGATGCAAGTGAACTGGAGCCCCTGCTCGATATGGTGGGCATCCGAGGGTCCAGCCGCGCCGCAGACCCCGCAGGGCATCTCTTTGACCGCCAGCAGATGCCGCCGCTCTCTTGCGTTGAGCCGGTTATTCATAGTTCTTTTTGATCCTCTGCTTCTTTTTGCAAACCTTATCGCAGCCGCAATGCGGCTCCCGCGTGTAATCCTCCACCAGACCGAATTGCCGCTCAACCTCCGCAGCCAAGTCTTTGCGCATGATTTTGCAAGGCTGGCGCATGACAATCCTTTGCCTGCAATCCGCGCAATGAAGGTCAAAGATTCCGCAATCATCTTTGCAATAGTCACAATCCACCTAAAACTTCCCATGCTCGTCTAGCCACTTCTGGAACTTGTCCATTTCCAATGGCTTCAAGTCTGTCCAACCGAGAGGCCACCCCATCAGCCACTCGACCCACATCGGGTTCAACTTCCCACCATTTCCCGCCCCCATCTGCCTGGCTTCTTCGATAGTCGTGTTTTTCTTGAGCAATTCCCAACTTCCCGTTCCCCCGCACATTCCTTTCGTCCTGGGCGTGGGCCAATTCACTTGAGCCGTCAATGTTGGGGTGTTTCTCATATGTTCGCTTGGTGCGTTGGTCTCTTTGCTCATGTGTGCTGTTGGCGTTGTCCAGCGGAGGGGGGGGGGGAGAAGTTTGCTTTAATCCAAATTCTGTCTCGCTGGTGCGGAGCCCCGACATCTGCTGCTCCCAGCACTCCCCATTTCGCATCAAACCCCATCGAGGCCAAGTCTCCGAGAACGGTTCCAAGTCCCCTAGAAGTGAGCATTGGTGAGTTCTCCACAAGGACGAATCGGGGTCGTACTTCGTGAATGATCCTTGCCATTTCTCGCCACATTCCTGACCGTTCTCCGTCAATTCCTGCTCCCTTTCCTGCTGCGGAGATGTCTTGGCATGGAAACCCGCCAGATACGACATCAACAATTCCTCGCCACGGCCTTCCGTCAAAGGTTTGAACATCATCCCAAATCGGGAAAGGGGGGAGAAATCCGTCATTTTGTCGGGCGCACAATACGCTTGCTGGGTAGGGTTCCCACTCAACTGCACAGACTGTTCTCCATCCAAGGAGATGTCCCCCAAGTATTCCTCCACCAGCGCCTGCGAAAAGAGCCAACTCATTCATGCAGCCCTCATCGCGGCTCTCATCACCGCCGCCTTAAAGTCTTGCGGGTGGATAAATTGGGACTCCAGAATGCCGAGTTCTTTGCCCTTGGCAACAATCCCTGGCCATGTCTCATGCCATTCCTTGCCGTCAACAACCCCAGGCAGGGTCACTTTTAGTTCATCGTCCCACCGCTCCCCGCGCAACCAAGTCGCAGGATAGGGGATGAATTGCCCATCGTTCTTTCGCCATTGGTCGCTTTTTGCCTGGGCTTCGATTGACGCAAGGAGGTCAGGCAGAGCCGGTCGGATGTTCTGGGTCTGCGTCCATGCCTTTCTTGCATCGCCCTTGGCGACCCGCTTTGGGTAGGCTTTCCAGAAGGTGTCAAAGTCGGTCATGCGTTCTTTTCTTTCAGTTTGGCTTCGATGGCGCGGGAAAACGCTGAATATTGCAATGGATCGTAATGAGTAAAAATTTCCCAAGTTTCATCGCTGGTCAGCCCAACCCATTCACGCTTATGACCCCATACCCCAACCTCGCCAACCTTGGCTAAATCCGGCTGTGCTAGGGCTTGGTGTAACGCTTCTTTCGCATCATCCACTTGCCCCCATGCCAGAGCCTCTAACGCCATCTCTGCTGCTTTGCGTA